ATCCGCTTCTTCAAATTTGATAATCCTTCGATCAGCAGCATTGTTGGTCTGTCGGAAGGCACGACTGTTAGCGATGGCTCGGATCAACGTCAGTTGACCCTGTCCACAGTTGAAGCGACCCTCCAGCAGTACGGCAGCCAGGTCGTTCTCACGGACGTATTGCTCGCGACGGAATTGTTCAACCACCTCGCCCAGGCCACCAAACAGTTGGGTGAAGACGCTGCTCTGCATGCGGACACTCTGTGTCACCGCGCGCTGATCCAGGACTCTTCCACCTCTACTGGCACAAACGTTGCCACGAAGTCGTATGCTCGTTATGCCCAAAGTGGCACGAACGGCACGACCTTCGCGACCAGCTCTGTTGCTAACAGCGCAATCACCGCCACCGATCTACTCGACGGCGCGACTGCCTTGTTCATCAGCCGTGCGCCCAAGATCAAGGATTCTTACGTCCTTGTCGCTCACCCTGCGGTCATTCGTGACCTCCAGCAGGATGACGATTGGTTGAAGGTTTCGAGCTACTCGAACCCTGAAGCCATCTTCAAAGGTGAAATCGGTTCGCTGTTCGGCTGCAAAGTCGTTTCCAGCACCAACGTTCAGACATTTGCAACTGCTGCTGCTGGTGTGGCTAACGCTGCTACGGCATCTGCTGCTGTCTATGGCAACTTGCTCTTGGGCGGAAACTCCTTTGGAGTTCCCAGCCTGAACTCAGTTGTTGCTTCTGGCTCGCCCTTCGCACCGAAGGTCACGATCCTTGACGCTGCTGATAAATCCGATCCTTACGGCCAGCGCGTAGTAGCGTCCTTTAAGACGTTCTATGCTGCCAAACAATTGGATACTACGTTCTTCCGCGCGATCTTCGCGAAGTCGAACTACAGCTAAACAATTAAATGGGAACCCTAGTAATCGCTATGGGTCCTCGGAAAGCTGGGGAGGGTAAAACCTCCCCAGCCTCTTCCAACGGAGATCAAATGAAAGAAGGAATGAATAAAGTTGGCGGAATGAAAATGTCGAAAGGCATGGTCATGCTGCCATTGTCGATGCTTGAAGTTAATGATGGCGGAGACAATGTTCCTCCCTCTGAAGGTGATGAAGTTGAACTCAGCGGTGTTGTTCAAATGGTTAAGAACGGAGCTGCATACATCAAGGTCAATGAGGCCATGATCGAAGGCGAATCCGAGAATAACGAAGAGGACAACATGTCTGAGGAGGACAAAATGCGTGAGCTGGCGAAGAATGCCGACGAGGAGAACTACAGCTAATGCCTATTTACCAGTACACCGATACCAGAAATGGTTCAGTCGTTGAACTGGAAAAATCAGTAGCTGAAAGGGACTCAGTCCCTAAGTATCTGAAGCGGTTTACTGTCCCACAACGTTTGGCTCTTGTTGGCGTTGGCGATCCCCTCGACAACCCACTTGGGTCCAATAAAACAAATATTATGAAGGGGTACTACCGCCAGGAACAAAAACTTGGCAGTAGATTCAAAAGCGAATTCAGCGCGGATCAAGTGAAACGCGCCTGGAGTCGCAAAGGAGATTAACAATATGGCTAATGAGTTTCAACGCAGTCCGATTAAAGCGAAGAATAGGGCGGTTCGTTTTGATGCCCAAGGCTTCACCAACGTTATTGAGTTTACGGCAAGCTCCAGCGGTGGCACAGTTAATACTGTTGCAACCGCTCCTGCTTCCTTGAACGTGACCCTTAACGGCACTTCTTACAGAATTGCCCTGCACACCTAATGTCACGTGCATTAGACAGATTCCAGGGTGAATATGGCTTTGTTGCCACTACCTCAACAGGTACGGCGCAAACTGGAGCCTTTTGGGCAATTCAAACTCTTGCTGATACCACGTTTAGTGCGCTAGGTGGAAACTATACTGGCACGCTAACTGGCACGACTATCCCTGCTGGACTCACCATTTATGGTGCGTTTGATGGGTATACTGTCGGTACTGGCAAGGTTCTTGCCTACAAGTCCGCTGCCTAAATCTTGTGATTCTTCCGCTTCGATTCAATAGATCGAGGCGGAAGAATTGCATTTAATTATATGCCACAACTTGGATTAGGATTAAGGGCCAATGTTTCAAGCTCTAGTCTATATGATGGAGACGCTGCTTCGTATTTTACAAGAGCAGGCGTAACGGATGCCACGGCTAAAGCGCAGATTAATGAGTTTGTAAAGGGCGTGAAGGATTTGGGTCTTTACAACAATATGGTTTCCCTGCCTTTCCGTTCCGCACAAAATGCTGGAACTGGAACGATTGCTTATAGCCTGGGTGGGTTGGGGATTTATAATGGCACTCTGAGCGGGACATTGCTTCCAACTTGGGGAACAGACGGATTAACAAATTCTATTAATGGCTTTGTAAGATCATTAGTTCCTTGGTCAACTACGCATTCTGGATTGGCAGTTTACAGTCAATCCTCAACCGCTGGCCTTCAAACTATAATGCAATTTGGAGACGGCTTGGGTGGTGCAGCAAATGGCAGACGTTCCAATATGCGATTAGATGCAAGTTTGAATTTATTTAATGGCTCATTTACTTCCTACGCATTTGGTCCGTCTAGTCTTAATGCGTTCAAAATGTCTGGTTACGGACTTGTGTCTGCCTCAAGTCTTTTGGGGTATAATGACGGAGTAACGTCAACAGTTTCGGCCTCACCAATTTCAATAGCAGGTGGCACAGCAACAAATAACTTTAATATCCTATCTGTTGGAGGGCCAGCAGGCGATGTTTCTGGTCAATTCTTTGTCGGAACTTCTGCTTTCGCTTCTGCATTTAATGTGCAACTTTCATCTGGTGAATTTTCATCTTTCTACACTCTCTACAAAAACACTCTCGGATCTGGCCTGGGATTGCCCTAATGCCAATCCTTTTCATCGCTCTCTTGCTGTGTTCATGCTCACCAAAGCACGAAGACAAAAACGATCTTCCACGCTACTCCGACATGGGAGCTGCTACCGACGCAGGCAAAGTTAAACCATGAGCGAAGACCAAGTTTGGAACATAGAATTGAAGCTCGCCAGGATGGAGGAGCGTCAGGTTCAGCTTTACGGAATGGTCGAAAGGTCACTTGCAAACTACGCAGACATTGCTAATAAGGTTAATGCGCTGGAGCATCTAAGGACTAAGATACTAGCCCTCTCTGGCGTTATTGGCCTTATATGTTCAATGGCTTGGGACGTAATCAAAAATAGGAATAACTAGGAGAAAATATGCCGAATTTTACAGCAGGAACCAGCTTTGGTGCAAACGACACAGTAACAAATACGAAGCTTAACGCTTTGATTGCGGATGCTACGATTAACCCTGAGTGTGTATTAAACATCAACTCTGGCACGATTGGAACGCTTTCCTGCACTAGGGGAACCATTGGAACGTTTAATAGCACAACTGGCACAATCCCAACTCTTACGGCAGGAACGACTACATCTACTTCTGCAAACATTACCAATGGTACAGTTCAGACCCTAACGGCCAGCACGCTGACAGGCAATCTTACTGGTGGTACATACTCTGGAACTTTTTCTGGATCGATTGGAACTTCATGCAATTTTACAGTTGGAACTATTAATAATTTCACATCCTCAAGCAATGCATCAATATCTGGAATTTCATTTGGAACAGGGAATCCATCTGGATCTGGATCTGGAAATACAGCTGTTGGATTTCAAAGTCTTGGAAGCAATACAACAGGTGAATTAAATTCTGGATTTGGATCGATCTCACTAAGGGCAAACACTACTGGAAGCTATAATTCAGCATTTGGCATTTACTCATTAGAAAGAAATATTGGCGGATCGTTTAATTCAGCATTTGGAGTATCTGCGATGGATTCAAACACATCTGGCCAAGGCAATAATTCATTTGGTGTTGGCTCTTTAAATGGAAATACAACTGGATCTTTTAATTCTGCATTCGGAAATTCATCCTTAAATTCATCTTCAACATCAACTGCAAATACTGCATTTGGAGATAGCGCTCTATTCAACACAACAGGTGCTGGACATTTAAACACGGCAATTGGTTACTTTGCTGGAGAGGCAAACACAACTGGATCAAATAATACATTTATTGGAAATCGTGCGTCCAATACAACTGGTGGTGTTACAGCATCAAATACAATTGTTCTTGGAAACTCTGCAATTACAACTTTAAGATGTCAAACCCAAACAATTACTTCACTATCTGATGCCAGGGACAAAAGCAACATTGAGGAAATTCCAGTTGGCATTGATTTCATCAAGGACCTTAGACCAGTTAAATTCACATGGAACCAGCGTGATGGGATGCGCGTTGGACTAACTGATGCTGGATTTGTTGCACAAGAATCACTCGATGTGGTCAATAGGCATAATGCGGATTGGATTGGTTTGGTTGACAATCAAAATCCAGATCAAATTGGGATGTCCTATGGCAAATTAATTCCAGTACTCGTCAAGGCAATCCAACAACTCTCTGCCAAGGTAGACAGCCTAGAAGCACAACTGGCCAGCAAATGACGATCACCGAAATCGCTCAGTTTGCAGGCGAAAAGATCGGCAAGACCGATGCTGATACTATCACGTTCCTGCAAAAGTCAGCAGCCCTAAACTATCGGCGCGTTTGGAACTTTGCGCCCTGGCGCGAGACTGTTACCAATTCGACGTATGGGATTACGGATGTTGCGCAGGTTATTCTATCTGGAGCAGATGCAACAACATCGAATGGAACTTATTTCAGAACATCATTTGGAACAAATCAATTTAATGCAACAACTGGAAATAATTATATTCATTTAGTAGGCTCTGAATGGAATGTGTTTGATAGCAGCTTAAGTGCAAATACTTATTTCACAACTGGAACTGACCTAACGCAATGGAATCCTGATGCAGGAATACCAACACTTGTAGCACCAAACTCATCAATAACATTATCACGCACAGTATCCCTTGGCACAAACGTAGAAACCCCCCTCTCCATTGCTTGGGGAGATTTTGAGCTTACCCCAATGGATCTTGCAACAATTATATCGCAGGATGCCGATCTTCTCGACATTAACAGAACTGGCACACCGCAATCGTATTACTTTAAGGGACGCAACTCTTCTGGTATTGCGGAAATTGATGTTTACCCAGGACTAGATACAACCAGCACAACCACTTTAAAAGTTATCGAAAAGCTTCAATGCCTTACTCGCTCAAACTACATTGTGGACTTTCCCCCAACCAGCAACGCCATTGGTGACGAGCTTCGCCTTCCGCATGTCAGTCATGTCGTACTTGCCTTGACGCATGCAGATGCACTTGAGCGTGAGCGTCAGTACGGAAAGGCACAACTTGTTGTTCAGACTGCAAATACCGACCTGGCATCTATGGCTAATTACGAATTAAGCCAGGTTGGCGGAATGAAGCAGATCACCCCAACCTCTCTTGGCGAACTTGGTTTAGAAGAGATCATCTAAAGCCATGCCGTACTTCACGGATGCAACAGATGATGTATTGTCGGTAGCTGTCACGCCAAGTTTTGATGGTGGCCAGGTATCTGGCATTAGCCCCAATCTTATTGCGGATAATGCAGCCTCCGAGCTGCTCAACATGACCATTTCGCCAAATGGCAACCTTCAGACTCGCCAGGGCATTGAGACAGTTGCGACAAGCTTTTCTACGGCCAATACAATTCAGGGTATGTTCTATTTTGATACGCCAAACATTGAGGAAATTATTGTTGCAACAGGCGGATCTATTTATAAATACAATACAGGCTCAAGCACGTTCTCGACTACTGGCGGAACAGTTGTAAATTCCACAAATCAACTTGAGTTTGCACAGCTGATCAACAAATTATATTGGACAGACGGATCAAGCAATCTCCAGTTTACCGATGGTACAGACAACCATAGGCAGGGGACTAGTATTGCATCAATTACTGTTACAAACGATGGAAGTGGATATACAAGCGTTCCTACTGTAACAATTGGAACTCCAACGGCTGGATATGGAACAACAGCAACCGCAATTGCAACTGTTGTAAACAATAAGGTTACGGCAATAACAGTAACCAACGCTGGGTCTGGATACTTGACTGCTCCATCAGTTACAATTACTGGCGGAGGCGGAAGCGGAGCAACAGCTACAGCAAACATTTCAACTCAATTGGCCCCTTCTGGACTTCGTTTAATCAAGTCATTCACGAACAGGCTGTTCGCAGTAGGCACAGGCGAGCAACGAAACACTCTTTACGCCTCTGACATTCTCGATCCAGAGATATGGAAGACCACCAATTCAATCATTGTGGGTGGAGACGATGGTGAAGATATTATCGCAATCCAGCCTTTCTACGGATTCCAGATCATCGTGTTCAAGAGGAACAAGATCTACCTGGTTAATGTCACCCCAAGCACGACTGTGACATCAGGAACGAGCGTATTGTCGCTTACCAATAGCGCAGCAGAATGGACTGTTCAGACAATTTCAAATAGGATTGGTTGTATCGCAGGCAGATCAGTTGCGCTCGTAAATAAGGATGTATTCTTCTTGGCTAATGACGGCATACGATCAGTCTCAAGGTCTTTGGCGGATGATTTCTCGACAGTTGGCCTCACAATAAGCGAGCCAGTCAAGGACATCATCGCAAGGATCAACAGAAGCTTTATCAACACTTGTAACGCAACATTTCATAATAATCGATACCTGCTTGCTATACCTCTAGATTCCGCAACAAATCCAAGCCACATATTGGTGTACAACTCAATCTTCAACTGCTTTGAAGGCTTGTGGGAAGTTGCAGCAGCAAGGATGGTTGAGACAAGCTTTACTTCTGGATTTTCAACGAACACAATTAAGCTTTGCATAGGCACAGGCAACTCAAGGATTGGTCACCTCACCGATTACAGGGACTCAGATTCAGTTGACATCAATACAGGGTTCCAAGATTTTGGTGCTGGCTATACGAGCAGGGTGATCACCAAGGCATATGAATTTGATGATCGATTTGCGTTGAAGTACGGATCGCACTACGAGATTGAATTCTTCAATTCTGGATCAACAAACGCAACGATAAGTATGCGCAGGGATACGGATGGTAACGATATTGTCCTTGGCACGAATGTTGACACAACCTCACCTGACGGATTGACGCTCCCATTTACGCTCCCAGCGACACTAAGCGCGAAGGTTGTCAAGCGCAGGGCGGATAGCCTTAGGTCATACGACAAGTGGCGCAATATCAAGATGAAGGTTGAGGCTGCTAGTAGGAAGCTCTCCATTCGAGGAGTCATTATGGCAGCGAATCCAGACACAATTCAGATTCAGCAAAACATATGACCCAGGTAGAGTTTCTTGAGAAAAGTGGCGTTTCCGAGGCGATGTGGCCTAACTTTAGGGAATGGGTGGCATGGTTTGATAAGCAGGGACTTATGGGTACATTAAGGAACAGGAATGATGAGATTTTGGGTGTTGCCCTAGCTAGGTGCGTCAATAGTGGCTCTGAAGTAGGTCACTACGTCCACGACGAGCATGGAGACAATATCTTTGTTGACTTGTGTGCTACTAGTGGTATTAGAAATGCTGAGTCGGTAGCCCCACTCAAAGGCTTGCTATTGATCCTGTTGGATCGATTCGGACCACGCAAGCGCATAACTTTTAAACGTTTAGGCAAACCAAAGGAGTACGATTACAATACATTTATGAGAAAGGCATTGAACTAATATGGGCGGATCACCCTCAATTCCATCACCGCCCCCACCGCCAGACCCAACAGCAGTAGCGCAGGCTAATGCTGAAATGTATCGCAAGAACATTGATACCTATATCGAGAAATCTCCTGCTATGGCCGAGCTTGAGAACAAGCTTCGCATGCAGTATATGCCCCAGCAGCGCGAATTGGAAAGGCAGTTATCCTCACTTGACCAAGCTGCTTCCGTTAAATCAAACCTTGAGCTGGAACGTCAGTACGGCGCACAGCGCACCCTGGAATCGCTTCGTAGGCAGTACGAGTACTCGCCAGAAGCGTTTGCCTTGAACAAGGGTCTTGGTCAGCAGATGACAACTCAGTTTGCTCGTCTTTATGGTCAAAGCCCATACGGCGCAGTTCAACCAGAAGTCGCGTTCTCACAGGGCGCAGCTCCTGTCGATTATTTTTCAACCATTGGAACAAATATTTCCAATCCGAACATGAGTGCTTAATATGGCAGTATTATCAAAACAAGAATTTTTTAATCAACAATACAAGCCAAGCCTTGGTGGCGATGCTGGACTTCTTTCGCTTTATCCGAGTGGCGGAAGAAGCCCAGGCAATGTAGACGGAAGTCCTAGAGTTCCTGACTACAACCAATTCCTAGCTGGTGTTTCCACCTATTCCCATAGGCATGACGGCAAAGTTTATACAATGTCCGCAAAAGACCCAGCAGGAATGGCCAAGAGTTTCGATAATGCGTACAACAAGTACTTGGCAGACGAAGAGTATAAGTCCGCAGCAGCAGTAGCAGCCAGAAAGCTTGACGAAAGCTACACCAAGCAAGCAGGCGAACTAAATACTGCTGCTGGGCAGATTAGGGCTGGAGCAACTGGATTGAGCGGAGCATTATCCGCACTCTCTGGAGCCAGAAACTATGGCGCGTCCAACCTTGGCACAAGGCTCAACTTTCAGGTTTCAGACGATCAGATCATAAACGATTACAACGAGGCAAAACTAAATTCGCTCAAGTCGGTTCTTGATCGAGGCAATACTCAGATTGTCGGCATTAACGACAAGATTGTTTCAACCAACGAATTGCTTTCAAAGTTAAAAGCTGATGACGTAAGGCGCGCTCCGCTTGAGGCATCGCTTAAAACGCTCAATGAAGACATTAAAAGCGTAAATGAGGCAATCACATCATCGCAGACTCAAATTGCAAATTTTAAACCAATCACCGCATTGGATACAACTGGCCAGAAGGAAATCACTTCTTTTAGGGAATTCTTAAAACTTCCAGAGGAACGTGCTAGCGATCAGCTAAAACAGATTGATCCGAAAGCTTACGAGACTGCCGTTGCTCTTGGCGAGAAATACAGGAAATTAGCAACTGAGGAATTGCCTGCAACTAAATCGCAACAGACCGAAGACTTGCGAAGCCAAATTGAACAAGAAGCCTTAAACCAATTAAGGCTTGGCTCTACGCTTGGCGCGGACGAGCGCAGGCAGTACGAGCAGGCAGCTCGCGCAGCTCAGACAGTTCGAGGCAACATCTTTGGTGTCGCGCCTGCTGTGCAAGAAGCTGTTGAATCTGGTGCTGCAGGCGAGGCTCGCAAGCTTGCAAGATTCGGAGCAGCCTCTCAGTTCCTATCTTCTGGGCAAACAACTGGTGACGCGCTACAGCGCGATATCGCACTCCGCGATGCGTTGCTACAGACAAGGCTTGGATCTGCTGCTGGTTTTGTTGCTGGTGGTCCATCGCTTTACAATCTTGGTAGTGCAAGGACTGCACAACAGAACGCTGCGTTCCAAGGCTACATTCAAGCCAATCAGGCACTTCCTGGTAGCTTTGGCCAAGGGGCAAGCACAGCACAACAATTTTATCAAACAACTAATCCAAATGCTCCGCTTGCACTACAGCAAACCGCTGCGTCACTTTATAACACGCTGGCGAATTATCAGGCCAGCACATATGGAAATTATCTACAAGCGCAAAGCCAGCAACCATCTGGAGCTGCTCAATTCGCGCAGATCGCTGGTGGCATTGGAAATCTTGCTTCGCCAATAACAAGCGGATTTAAATCATATTCACTTGGCGGAGTAGCGTAACATGGCCGATCTAGTACAGTTCGGACCATTTACTGTTTATAAAAGCCCAGCCTACGAAGAGGCTGTAAGGCAGAAGCAAGCTGATGTCGCAACTGAGCGAGAGACAAAGAAGATGCAGCAGGACTACCTGCGCTCGCAGATTGAGAAGTTTAATGCGGAACAAGAGTATCTAAAAAGTCCAGAAGGACAAGCCGCGCTCCGAGCCGAGAGAGAGAAGGGAATGCTTGGGGTTGAGAAGCTGAGAGGCGAAATTGCATCCGAAGAAGAGAAGCGCAGAAAGGCATCTCCTGAGTACGCGCCAATCGAGGCTGCTCGTCTCAGCGGACTAAGGAGCGCGCTGGAGCAGGACTTGACAGCGCAAAATGAGCTAATGTCTTCCGCTGGCGAGCGGGTCAAAAACTTGAAGTCTGCATCAGCCACATTGCCAGAAAATGTTCCTGGACCTGTCATGCAGAAGGATATGGCAGCTCAAATGATGCGCCCTGCGCTAGAGCTTGAGGCCGACATGCGCAATAGGGCAATTGGAACAGAGGCTGCACAGGCTGCGACTAGCAGGCAATTGGGAGAACTTGTTGGGACGCTGCCAGTACCAGAGGGTCTTGGTGGCGGAACAGTTCCAGCCACAGCGAATATTGGATCAATTTACCAGCAGAGATTGGAACAACTCGTTCCGATGAAGGCGAAGGCTATATCTTATATTAATTCATTTCCAGAAGGTTCACCAGAACGCATGGCTGCGGAGCAGACCATTGGCAAAATGTCTGGATACGAAGATGCTCAGACCAAGAAGATCGCTCAGAACGCACTCAAAATCCCTGGGCTTGAAGGAATGGCAAGCAGCGAGAAATCTGCCAATGAAGTTCGCGGACTTGTGCCAAACTTTGTCTCATCTGTTGGTGGAATCGACGAACTCCTTGACCTTGGCAATCAAGTTCAAACAGGCGATGTTTTGGCTAGGCCAAGGCTTATGGCTCGCGCGGACGCAATCAGGACAGCCCTTGCTGGACAAATGCGTATTGCAATCGGTGGTCCTGGCACGATGACGCAGGAAGACAGGAACGTGTTAATGACCGCAATTGCCGATCCTACTGCCGTGATTAACTTTGCTGCGCCAGAAAGACTAGGTGAGCTAAAGAAGGTCTTAGCAAGAAAGTTTGTTGCTGATGCTCGCGCCAATGGATTTGGAGTTAAGTCAGTTCAATCCGTTCTTGATGCCAATGCAGATCCAGAAGATATTGGTTCATTCGGAATGAAGAAAAAGAGCGCATTTAAGACTGAGGCCGAAGCTCGCGCTGCTGGGATGCGTGATGGAGATGTTGTAAATATAAATGGTCAGCAATTCAGACTAGCCCCATAATAAAACAATGGCACTCATACCAGTAAATAGTAAGGGTGAGGAGATTGCGGTTGAAGCTCCAGCCACTCAAGACAGAAGCATTCCAGAGATGGTGGGTAGACAGGCTGGACTAATCGCTCGCGAAGCGATTACTCCTGCGACTGTTGGTGCTGTTGGTGGGGCAATAGCAGGCGCGCCATTTGAGGTTGCTGCCCCTGCTGCTCGCGTTGGTGCTTCTGGCGCATTCTTGGCCGATATCGGCGCAAAGGTTTACAATTCGCTCGTTGCGCAGGGTGACGAGAAGAGAAAAGTACCAGAACTCAGCGCAGTTCTGGAGGATATCAAGAATCAGATTGGCCTGCCCAAACCAGAGACTCCGCTTGAGCGCATTGAGTCCAGGGTTGTGGGTGGAGTTGCCGAGATGGTTCCGCTCGTTATGGGTGGTCAAGCTATGGCTGGGATGAAGGGCGCGCCCAGGGCAATCCAGAAAATAGGCGAGATACTTGGTGCTTCGCCAAGGACGCAGGTTGCTGGTGCTGCACTTGGATCTGGAGCTGCTGCTGCTGCTGGAGAAGCTGGCGCAAGTCCGCTGGAGCAAGGGATTGTTGGATTAGCTGGAGCTGTTGCTCCTTCGCCAATTTCAAGAATGGCTCAAGTAGCATCTACTGCCAGCAAGCTTGGAGTTTCACCAATCCCAGCAATGATCGCTGGAACGGCTGGGGCAACTGAGACATCTAAAAATTTCATATTAAGAATGCTTCGCGGTGGCAAGACTCAGGAGCAGATTGCCAAGAATATTGAGCTATATGGTCAGGCTGGAACTACACCTACCCTGGCACAAGCAGTAGAGAATCCGTTGACCCAAGCAATCGAAACAAGCACAGGAAGATTCCCAAGCGGAATGACTGCAATGCGCGAGAAGGGCATGACACAACAAGCCGAAGTTGGCAAAAGGGTTGAGGAACTAAGGACTCAGCTATCGCCAATTACGGAACCAGTTGAGGCAGGCAAGGCAATTCAGAAGGGATTCTCTGAGGTGTTTGTGCCCAGGGCGAGGCAGACCCAAAAGGCTCTTTATAATCGTTTTGACCAATACATGCCAGAGCGCACTCCGATTAATTCGGACGAGACTATGGGTAAATTGTATGAGTTCACCAATAGGCTTGGCAATGCCTCACCAGAACTGCAAGCTTCAATTTCCAATACGCAACTAACATCGCTTTTGGGTGGGCTTGAGGAGACAAAGAGATTAAGCCCATCTGGAGAAATTCCGTTTAACGTATTGCGCGATCTGCGTTCTTGGGTTGGCGAGAAGATAGCTACAGTTGACCTTGCTCCAGACGTACCCAAGGCGCAATGGAAGAGTCTATACGGAGCATTGTCGAAGGATCTTGAGAACGCAGCAGCTCAACAAGGTCCAGAAGCTCAAGCTGCATTCAAGAAGGCAAATGTTTATACCAAGAAATTCCACGACACAATGGATTCAATCCAATCTGTGATTCTAAACAAGAATCCAGAGGATGCCTATCAAGCAGTAATCAGCGGATCTCGCAATGGACCAACCAAGCTTCGCGAAGTATTCAACGCAGTACCTAAGGACGCTCAGAAGGCCGTATCTGCTGCCTACATTTCAAGGATGGGTAAGGCTGTTGCTGGCCTACAAGACGAAACAGGCGATGTGTTCAGTACTGCAAAATTCCTACAGAACTACGGCAAGCTTGATAATGCTTCAAAGGACATCTTGTTTGGCAGGTTCGGAAGCAAATTTAAGAATGACATGGAAACAATCGCAAAGGTCTCCAACAAGATCAGGGAAAGCACAAGCATTGTGGCGAATCCATCTGGAACTGCTGGTGCTGTCGTTGTTCCTGCCACGATCACAAGCGGAGTTGGATCAGTCGCTGCTGGCAAGTTTGGATTTGCATCTGGCATCCTTGGCACACTTGTCGGTGCGAACCAGGCTGCTCGACTATTCACCAACCCTGAGTTTGTAAGCTGGCTTGCCACAAACGCAAATAAGCCAGTTTCCAACACATCCGCAGCCATCGCCACCCTAAACAAGATTTACGAAGCAAACCAAGATCCAGACATCAAGGAAATTCACGATGCCCTCCGCAATCAAGCGGTTGAGCAAGAAATCAATAAGAAATAGGGTGTGCTATGAGCGGAACAGAAGTAGATCCGCTCCTATTGGCTGCAATTGAGACAGTCAAGCTTGAGGGTAGGTTCGATCACAACGGCAATTTGGCGATCTACAAGTTGCCAGACGGAGATGGTGGTGGAAGCTACGAGATAGCTGGGATCAATGACAAATACCATCCAGAAGAATTCAAAAAGCTCTCAGAGTTGCCAGCGGAAGAAAGGGCGAAAGAGGCAGCGCGATATATCAAGGAATACACCAGCCCACTCATATCCAAATTGCCTAAAGTCATGCAAGCATTCACACAAGATCTCGCGTTCAATAGAGGGATGGGCGGTGCAACAAGGTTTATCCAGAGAGGGCTAAACGCTCTCAAGATTAAGGTGGATGTGGACGGCAAGATTGGTCCGAAAACTTTAGAGGCAATCAACAAGGTTCACCCACGCGCTTTAATGCAGGCCATGAGTCAGGCGCAATTGGATTACGAATACGAATTGGCCTATAACGACTCAAGCCGAAAGAAGTTTATCGCTGGACTTGAGAACAGGATAAGGAATCGGCAGGCGATGTGGGGGGTAGGCTAGTGCGGAAGAAGAAGGGGGCGAAGAATAGTATTGCCAGCCCCAATGCTCGCGCCGTCCGATCCAATAAGAATAAGATTCAGTCCGCTACCAACATTAACAAGTGCGCTGTCCGTTCCAACGTAGCTGCTGCCAGCCTTAACGACAGCACCTCCACCAGGCTTGAGGTAGCTCCCACCAGCTTGGACGTAAGCACCCTCAGGGGTAAGGAGTGTGTCTCCTGCTTTGACAAGCGCGCCACCAGCACCCACAGCGGAATTCCCAGCAAGCACATGCGTACTGCTACCTCGATAGACGGCAGCCACAATTTCCTGGCTCAAGCGGTCATCCGCGAGACATGTAAACGCAGTAGAGAGGGCAAGCGCGATAAGTGTGTTTGTTGTTTTCATTTTTCTAGTATCTGCTAAATTAGGAGTACGTCAACAATGAAATTAACATCACGGCAAATAGGTGCGGTAGGGGTGGCTCGCGTTACTGGCGCGTTGTTACGCTGCGGGTATTCGGTATTGCTGCCTTACGATGATTACGCTGGTTACGATGTGGTGGCCGAGAAGAACAATAAGTTTTATCGCATTCAGGTTAAAACTGCACAGACTGTAGAGTCTGGGCGCACCAAGTATCGGTTTACTACTAGCGTAGGGAATGGGTTCAACATACCAAAGAGGGCTATTAGTGGTGTGGATTACGTTGCATGTTGGGGGATGAATGATGACTTGTTCTGGTTGTTGCCAATTGCCAAGTGCAAAAGCATAACAACCAAGCTTTGTCCGTCGACAGGAGGGGGTTGGCGTGTATTTAAGAACCTATGACCGAGAAGGAGGCATGGGAATATTTTGATGATGGCTTGAAGGGCGCACAGTCTTTTGATGAGGCGGTGGAGTGGGTGAAGAAGAATCAAAAGATGGTCAGGAAGTTGACCATGCAGGCAATGATTCGCAAGTTTGATGAGGATATTAGTCACGCTAATAAAACTTGGCTTAATTAAAAATAGATCTCGACGCGCCCTGGGTTGGCCTGCTAAAACCAACAAATGGGCAAAATTAACAGCAGGGCAAAGGGTGCAGCAGGGGAGCGTGAATTAGCGAATTATCTTCGCGAGCAGGGATGGCAGAAGGCTCGCCGTAGTCAGCAATACGCTGGCAATCCAGAGGGTGGGAGTGGAGATGTGGTGTGTGGGAATTTCCCATTTCATATAGAGGGGAAGCGTTGCCAAGCTTTAAAGCCAGAGGAATGGATAGAACAGTCGAAGCGTGATTGCCCAGCAGGCAAGATCCCAGCGGTGTTCTTCCGCCGTAATGGCCGTAAGGAATGGCTTGTTATTTTAACCGCAGACAGCGCGTGCGAATTAGCTAGACAAATCGCGCCTGCCAATGTCACTATCGAATATGCACCAAATCAACCAACACACACAACAGTCGCGAAAGGATTTTATGTACAAGAACAATCTGATCTCTCAACTATTAACCCCAACAAATAAGAATCTGTTTTCAGTCCTAGTCCAACTCACACCTGACACAAAAACCAAAACCAAAAAAAAGAAAGGTACGAAATAAATGAGCCTAACACTAAGTGAATCGGCAAAAGCAACGGAACGTCAACTGCCAGAGGCAGGATCGACGATGGGAGTCTTGGTCCAATTGATTGACATGGGACTCCAAGAAACCAATTGGGACGGCGAGAAGAAGATGTCTCCCAAAGTGAGATTGACCTTCGAATTGCCTGACCAGGTGATTGAGGGAGAGGTGGTGGAGAACGGCAAAACCACAAAGGTTACCAAACCTATGATGGTTAGTCTTGAGTTGACTCGCTCGCTAGGGGAGCGCGCAACACTCCGCAAACATCTTGAGTCCTGGCGCGGTGCAGCCTTCACGTCGAAGGAGCTGGCCTCGTTCAGCCTCAAGAATCTGCTTGGCAAAGCAGCCCTGCTTACATTGATGCACAAAACCTCGCAGGCAGGCAGGCAGTATTGCGCCATCAATGCGATCAGCAAGTTGCCCAAGGGCATGACTGCTCCCAAGGAGTCGGTTGGCTCGCAGATATTCTACGAGATTGAGAGTGGTCAGAACGAAGTCTTCGCTGCTCTTCCAGAGTGGCTACAGGACAAGATTCGCGCCAGCAAGGAGTTCCAGATGGCAGCAGGGAAACCTACCGCCAGCAAGGCTGAACTTGACGCAGACGGCAACCAGGTTCCGTTTTAAATTATATGGCACTTACTATTACCAGTAAGGAGCCATCGACAGCTAGACTTGTTCAAACCGAGTCTAGCGGTCATTGGTATACCGAAGACGGAAAATCTGCTCACGTTGTAATTGGGAAGAACGGCAACGAGCGAAATACAACTGTGGCAGATGCCAGGAAGATGGGTTTATATCCTAGCGTCACTTCGATTTTGTCTATTTTGGATAAGCCCCAATTGACCAACTGGAAAATTGAACAAAGTATCATGGCATCGCTTACCTTGCCAAAGGAGGAAAATGAAACGCTCGAAGATTACGCTCGAAGAGTGGTTAAGGACTCTAAAGAGTCAACATCGAAAGCAGCTGAGCATGGCACGCGAATGCACGAACAAGCCGAGAATATCCTCATGGGACGCGCTGTGTGTAAAGATGAAGATCTCCAGCCCTACATCGCGACCTTCAAGAAGTGGGCGGACGAAAACGTAGAGAAGACCTACTGGTGCGAGAAGGCTCTGGTTGGCGCAGGATACGCTGGTCGCTGTGACGCATATGTGAAGCTTAAAGGAATTGGTGACGCGATCATCGATCTCAAAAACCGCAAGGTGAATCCCAAATATGATCCGTTCTATGAAACCTCAGACTGTCCGCAGTTGTGGGCCTATAGGACAGCGAGCGAGAATCCCAAGGCAGCGTGCGTATCCATCGTGCTTGCTTCGAATGATTCGAGCAAGCTGATGACAAGGGTGTGGGAAGATGACGAGCTGTACCAAGCTGGGATCGCATTCAATGCCCTCTTGAGGGTATGGGCTTGGGTAAAAGGTTATACCCCTCCTGGGATGAAGTTATGATCGACCCAGCAGATGTCTTATGGTTAGAGTCGTTACTGGACCAATTCTATAGGAGACTTGCAAAATGACTGCACCGACAATCCAAGAGATGGGCAACGCTGCACAGGAAATCGTGTGGCGCGTGATGGGTAAAGGATCGGATAAGTCTGGTTATGGAGATTGGCTGGAGAAGGATCGGCCTACCCACGATTACCATATCGCCAGGGCTGTTCGCCACCTGGCCACGGCACAGATGCAGCTCCATAAATCAATGCCTTGCCCTGATAACAGCGGAGAAACAAGCGTTGACCACTTGGAGCGTGCGCTGGTAAGATGCCTGTTCACGTTGGCACAAATAAAGAAAGAGGTAACAAGATTATGATTATGGAAGATGTAAGTGTTGATTTTGAGTTTAATGGAGAAAAATATACTGCGTATGGCAACGCAGAGATTGATACGATTACAGAAGATATTGGTCCAGTCGGATACAGGGAACATTGTTACGCCGAGGTGGTCAACAATGTGACTATGTCAAAAATCGAAATCTCAACTGCTACTGAAGACATTAAAAATCCAGATAAGGATTTGTTGGAAAAGGCTGATGATCTCTTGTCCATCCAGGCAACAGAAGATTTTGACGCTGGCAAATGAGAACATTGGCCATATTGGCCATTTTTATTTTATCAACGTCTATGGCATCCAATGTCATGGTCGATGTGCAGCCACCCAAGAAGAAGATCAAGGTGCGCGTTACTGGATACTGGCCAGGTGAGGACTATTACACCAGTAAGCTGCAAAGTAGCGAGGGTGTGCGCCTCAAGGCTGGACGGCATTGCGCCACCGACCACAGGGTCATACCAGCATGGAGCAAGGTAAATATAGTGGGATCTAAACAGGAGTGGGTTGTGGTGGATACAGGCACGGCAGTCATTCAGAGGAAGGCTAGTGGGTCAAGCAAATTACCTGTTTTAGATTTATTTTTTAAATGTGAAAAAGATTACGAAAAAGCTCGACTGCCTAAATACGCGACAGTAGAAATCAGTAAATGACAATCTTATCAAAAATATTTTATTACCTGGGCGATTTTGTTAGCATCACGCTGCTGCCACTAGGGGTGGGATGGAAGCTTTACCAAAAGCTAATGCTTATATCGGTGGACTTAGACAAAAACTTTGATGTGTGGAAGGAAGCTAAACCCAGGAAAAAAAGAAAGGCCAAGAAAAAATGAAGCTAGGAAAAATAACATTTGGAAAATCAAAGCCAGCACCAAAGATGGTTCTTGTGGATATAACTTTTGACGATAAAACTGGAAATGAATTATTTAAGGCAGGCTTAAAGCTTTTGAAGGCTGACAGAGATGCCGTCATTGAGTATGTCATCAAGAGGGCATTGTCATATTCTGTAAAGAAATGAAGCGCGCATTAGTCACTCAAGCATTCGGAGATGATTGGCAGAAGATTTTAAGCATTACTCAGCCTAGGATGGAAGCGTACGCAAAGAAGTACGCGATTGACTTCATGGCAATTGATAAGCCAGTTACTCAGCCAGTTCAATACTCGAAGCTGGCAATCGGAAACATTATGCTCGCCAGGGGTTATGAGCAGGTCATGTTCTTGGACGCTGATGTGCTTGTGACAAACGACTGCGAGGATCTTGGTGGTCCTGACTCTGATGGCAGTCAGCACTTCTTCTGCGCATTTGACGAGGGAGAGTTTCTGGATAGGAAGCAGGGGATGGTGGATCTTGCGAAAGGTTTTGGCGGAAAGATCACGCCGAGGTTCTACGTCAATACTGGCGTATTCGTAGTGAGCAATAAGTTCCTTGGCCTATTCTCATGCCCTCCGTTTGGTTGTTACCCCAACCATTTTGGCGAACAAACCTGGATGAACATCCAAGCGCATTTGTGGGGCATGGAGCTGACTCCGCTCGACCCAGCTTACAACTGCATGACCAGCGTCGAATCCCATTTTGGATTGGATAGGTACAAGGATGCCTATATTATCCACTACGCTGGACAGTCGAATGATCTGGTTAAGTTAGCTGGCCAGATCCAAGAAGACGATGCCAAGCTGAAGGAAGCTGGACGATGACCTTTGTCAAGGTGGTCGAGGAGGCTGGGGCATGGAGGATTCATACCCTTGCAGGCAATGTGATCGGACCGCGCCTACATGGTGCAAGGCCACCAGAAGGATTGCCACCATTGCAGGATATCTTTGAAACGAAGAGCGAGGCGCAGGCTGCTGCGATGCTTTGGAATACATACGCACATTGGGTAGCAGCCAATCGCAAGAAGAAGCGTCGATGATATCCACGCAACTAACTAAGGGCGATTACGACGAGAGGCTACAACAGCTTGCTGGCGAAGTTGCCATCCAGGCGATTAAGGACCTTCGCATGCTACGAAGGAGGGGGATTGTGTGCGGTATGAAGCTTGCGCCAGATTGGAGGGACAAGATGATCAATGATGCCTGGGAGTACAGGAACACGGCAGAGGTGAAGCGACTGCTGAAGGATTTTAGGAATGGAACGATTGGGTGGTGGTGCAGGGCTGCTGGGATTAGGATCGGCAACAAGACGCTCCTTCGTAGGATGATGGAGGAGAACTATGCAATTTGTTGATTTCATTTCGGACGTATTCAGGGTTGTGGCATGGATTGTTTTGATCTTCTCAATACTCATTTCGATCCTGGCATTGAGCGCGTACATAGTCTTACAAATAGTTGACATCATAAAGGAGGTTCTAAATGGAGGAAAATAAGTTCATTCAAAAGACGCTTACCGCATCCGTGGATCGGTACGTCCTAACGCCAAGCCAATGCGACATGATCCGAAACGATGCCGAGGTGATCGGTATGAAGCGCGCGACTGTGTTGAAGAAGAACGGAAAGACTAGGAATTCATTTGCGCGTACCTGCTCCTCCTGCTGGGTTCCGATGTCGCAGCATTATAAATGGCTGTACGCGATAATGGGCGAACTTACTGCATCGATTAACAGCGAGTACTGGAGATTTGATATAACTGGAGCGCAGCAGTTCCAGATCCTAAGATACAATCCGCTCCAGCAGTTCTGGTGGCACTTTGACACATTCTCTGGAAGTGACCGCAAGCTTACGGCGGTGGTCAACTTATCCGCTCCACATGAGTACCTGGGCGGAGGCTTGCAGGTGAAGGCGGACATAGACAACGCAAGGTTTATCCGCGAGCAGGGTGCGGGGTGCTGGTTTCCGTCTTACATCGAACACAGAGCGCGTGCGCCGATATGGGGTACACGCTGGGTGTTGGTGGCTTGGTATACTGGTCCTAACTGGAAATGAGAGGTTCGAGCGGTATGCATGAGAGCGATACGGACATCGCCAACGAGAAGCGTATTGTAGAGGCGTTTGCCGATCATTGCGGTGGCAAGGCTAAGTATATGCCTAAAGCCTATCCATTCGATGCGATGATTCTAAGGGGTGATAAGTACGCATTTGCTGATGCCAGGAAAACTAGCTATGAGATTGGCAGATTTCCAACGCGATGCCTATCGCTCCAAAAGTATATATCCCTAAAGTTATACGCTGCATTCGCGCCCACGTTTTATGTGATCGAGTGGGCGGATGCCAGGACCTATTACGAAATCAAGGAGGACAGCAAGCTCCCCATATTCTACATGTCAAGAAACAGCGGTGACCCTAGAGATAATGAACCATGTGTTCAGATTCCGATTGCTGACTTCAAAAGATTTTGATACAAACAATCTATGACATACACATCTAACTTGCTTCGCTAATGGCAACGCTCAACGAGAACATCCCATCCTTCAAGGGAATGGTGAGAAAGTCATTCTTCACTAAAGACGAAGCGGACAGGGAGGAATTCTACAACGTCTATGTATTTGCCTTGCAGTCTTGCCCTGGAACCATCCTAACCTTTCATGTGATGACTGACTCAGGGATGGTGCGATCCCGCGTTCCGCTATCAGAAATTTATCTGGATAAACCCACCAACGATATCCCTTTCAACTACAAACAGCTTTGGGATTGCTTTAGCGAGAACGTGACTGTGACCGAGTATAGCTTCCTAGCCTACCATCGCGCACAGATCCTACTTAGGGACGCGACCAAGGTGTGGGGAACTTACTTGTTCACAGTTGATTGGTTTAATAATCCCTACAGCGATGAGCCGTCCGATTACAAATGCGGTCACGTCTTCGCTGGCGATGATGGGTACTTGCTGTGCATGCCCAATAACCGAATCTTCTGGCGCGACTCGAATTGGGTTACCAAGAAGTTGCCAGACAACTTAAAGCAGTTTCGAGTTGATACCGAACTGCCCAGCGTAGAGAATCAGAGTGACAAGTGGGTGACGGAGGATACGGATTCGTTTTACTATGATCTTCGCAAGGAGGAGACAACGTGAAATCAGTTTATAAATACGCACGGCTGGAGGTGAATGCGCTGGCCGAGATGCTGGACAAGAACGCCTGCCAGCCTGGTCGGTTGCTGGAAACAAATGTCTCGCCCCTAGCGTGGATTATGAATCAGATGCTCTACGACAGGTTTCATGGTAATGGCTGGAAGCTGAATTTACTTACAGGAGCTTTTGAAAAAGTATGACTATAGGGGCTAGAGACAGATTGAGATGGTCGCGCGACATGCTTCTTATCGCACGCAACAAGCTTGCCATAGAGAGGGATCGCGTTTCTCATGGCCACGCAATAGATATGATTCAGATCATTACGATGGTGGATGCAGCGGCTTTGATAGCGAAGGAGATATTGGAAGATGAAAAGCAAGGATGAGTTGGCAATGCAAGTGAAGAAGGAATGGGATGAGCAGGGATATAGATGGAGGCTGTGGGTCGAAGCTGGCGGATTTAGGTCCGAGATATTTTGTTATGAGTGGAATGAGAACGAATACTTTAATTGCGTCAGAGAGCTGGTGAGCCACGCCTACCAGATGCAGGGCGTGTAAAAAGGATTGACGCAGCAGAACGAAACAATAGAAAGGAACACCAATGAACGTAATTAAAGAATGGATTCTTGTCGGAGCAGGATTGGCAATAGGAAAGCTTCTTGTTGCCATTGCGGTTATCACAGTAGTCACAGCGATTCTTGCTGTGTTCTTTATTTGGGAGGAGAGATCAAAATGAAACTATGGAAAAATAATTCACCAGCAGTCCACGTTGTGGACGATAATAAACTGTGGCCACGTTGTAGCTACATCCTGCCTGACGAGCTGACCAACCCTCCATTCAACGATGCCATCCCTGTTCCGCATAAGATCAAGCCCTACTACCCTGGAAGATCCGAGGGTGGGTCTACTGCCGTATACCGAGCTGGAGCAATCGGTGACGCAATCATGGCCACGGCAATTGTGCGCTACCTAGTGGACACCTCTGGAGGTACAGTCGATATCTATTGCCCTGCTCGCAACATGGCGTTGTTTGCTGGTCTAGGTGCGAATGTGTATCCGCTGCCACCTACCGAGGAAGCATGGGGTTCATACTCAGCCCACGTTCCGCTCGACGATCTATTCTCAGGTAAGGTTGGCAATACGGAACTAGGAACTGGTCCAGGTTGTCACTACGATAGGATTTATAACTGGATGGGAGCAGAGGGGATTGTGGCGGACATTACTGGTAAAGTTGGAGATGTTAAGCTTGTCGATCCTAAGTACAAACATCCACACCTATACGTTGTCCAGCCTGACTACGAGGAGCTGAAGAAGATGGGACGCTTGCCATTGCCTAGCCCCTACTTCGTCTACCACGTTTCGTCCTCTGGTCCGACCCGCACCTATCCGCCTCAGTTGGGTAAGCTGGCGGTGCAGGCGTTGCTGGAAGAGTTTCCCAAACATCACGCTGTCATTATTGGATTGGATCGCGCAATCGATTTCCATGTCGATCATCCGCGAGTTGTCGATCTATTCAACGCGACATCCAGCGTGCGATCACTATTCCCAATTGTGCATGATGCAGACTTCGTTGTCGCACCTGACAGCTCTGTCAACCACATGGCAGCAGGATTGGACACGGCCTGCGTGTCGCTATGGGGTTCATACGACCCAATGGATCGGTGCAAGTATTATCCTAAGTCGTATCCAGTATTCGCTCCTGAAGTTTGTCCACATGCTCCATGCAGACCACACGGCGCGCTACCGCAAGCCAAGTGTAAGGACGCAAGTAATAAGACGAAAGGCACGCAGTATTGGTGCAACGCTCTTCGCAACATAACCGCCGAGATGATTGTAAATAACGCCAAGAAGGCGATGCAGCCAGAGAAGGTTTAAACAATCCCCGCATGGTGCGCAGGGAGATCCTGCGACTAGGCGTGTGTGTGCTGACATGAAACAAAGGGGATGTTTTTAAAGATTGTTGTTGCACTTCAAATTTTATTAGGAACAATGCCGAAATGATCACACCACAACAAAAAGCAGAATCGGTAGTCGGACCAGTAGAATGGCAGTCGGAACATCACGGCCTATGCCGTTGCCCAGGTGAGGCTGCGCACACCAGCAATACGAGAGTGAGGGACACAACTGTATTTGTTGACTCAGTCCCAACGATCTTCTGCTGGCACACAAGTTGCCAAGCATTCAGGAGTGAGGCGAACTATAAGCTGCGCAAACTAATTTTAAACGATCCGCTGTACAGACCGCTTGTTCCGCCGATGTCAACCAGCGGAACTAATCCGATGAAGCTGGTGATTGAGAAGGATGCTGAGAGTGAGATAATCCAGCGAATCGCAGTCATTGCACAATCCAACCGAGCAAGGTACTTGGCACATTATAATTGGGACCCAGCCGATATGTTTGACCAATCGCCAGCAAGAGTTGGTGATGAGCCAAGCGATCAGTACAAAACATTTGTTTCGCTATTCCAACCTAACGACATCGTGTGGATCGGAGCAGTCAAGGATAGTGGCAATCATCCGCAAAACTTCCGCGCTGCTTCCGAGTGGTTGAAGTTGGATGAGCCAGTGGGGCAGTTCATTACTGGATCGGCATTCAAGGAGGGAACGATCAGCAGGTCGAATGATAATGTTGAGGTTCGCAGATTCCTGGTGGTGGAGAGTGATGAGCTGTCGAAGGCAGAGATCGGCGCGGTGTTCCAGCTTATGCGCGATCTATTCAAGATGAAGCTTTATGCGGTTGTCGACACGGCAGGCAAGAGTCTTCATGGTTGGTTTGATGCCATACCCAATCCTGAGTGGGAGAAGCAATTGAAAGCGTTCTTGGTTCCGATGGGGTGCGACCCCGCAACATTTAAACCCAGCCAACCTGTGAGGGTTGCTGGAGCAATGAGGGATGAAAAAACACAGAGCCTGCTTTGGTTCTGCAAGGAGGGGAAATAATATGATCGAGCCAGCAGTAGCATTAGGACTGAAACCATCTGTGGACCAATGGCCACCGATTAAAACGTATAGTGAATTGCTGACCGATAACATCAAAGAGCCAGATGTGCTTATCGAGGGAATATTGCACCAGGGGGGTAAGCTGCTCCTTGGTGGAGGGAGTAAGGCGTTCAAGAGCTGGAGTCTGATTGACCTCGCGCTGTCGCTACACTCAGGCACTCCTTGGTGGGGGCAGAAATGTACCAAGGCCAAGGTGCTGTTCATTAACTTTGAGATTCAGGAATGGTCGTTCCGCTCGCGTCTCGCTGACGTAATCGCAGCCAAGGAATTGAATGGGAAGGTGGATGACTTCGATGTGTGGACGCTCAGAGGATATGCAGCCGACTTGACATTGATCCGCCCAATCATCGAGAAGCATATCGAGGGGCGAGGATACCAAGCGATTATACTTGACCCTAACTATATGTTGATGGGTGACCGCGACGAGAACTCCGCTGGGGATATGGGTGGACTCATGAACGAATTCGAGTACTTGGCAACTCGTTATAACTTGTCAGTAATCCTATCCCATCACTTTTCCAAGGGTAATAAGTCCAGCGCAGAGGCGATTGATCGGTTTAGTGGCAGCGGTGTCTTTGCTCGCAATCCAGACTCGCTTGTAGTACTTACGGCACATGAGGAGGATGAGAAGACGTTCACCTGTGAGATGACCCTGCGTAACTTCCCACCTGTCGATCCGTTCGTAGTGCAATGGAAGTACCCCATGTTTAGCGTCAACTATAACCTGAACCCTGATGAGCTTAAACAAACTGGTGGAAAGAAGAAGCTGGTAGGCGATGCAAGGCTGTTAAAGGAGATGGGTTCACGCGAGTTCACGGCCTGCGACCTGTTCCGATTTGTGCAGGAAAAGTTCCAAGTTTCGGAGTCAACCGCCAAAAGGCATGTGAAACGCATGACACAAGCTGGCAAGATGCTCAAGGAGAATGGGTTATATAGCGCGAATCAGTCGGTTTTTTGAAGTGTCAATTCGCGGTGTCAAAATGGGTTCTTCTACACTAGTGTCATTCCTATAATATAAAAGAACCAGAACCCACGGAGGAACCAAGGGAAAGGGACTCCTTAGTCCGTCCCTTCCCCTTTCACCTGCGGTGTTCCGAAGTGAATCTTCAAAGCAGCGGGACCAGAAAAGAAATGACACGGCAGGGGTGGCATCACCGCTTCCACCGCCTTCACCGCCCCAACCTGCCAAGGCTTGGTGATGGGTGGATGGGTGTGGTACAATGTGCGAATGAATAACTCAAAGCCAGGACTCTACGCCAATATCAACGCTCGCCGTAAGGCTGGAATCAGCAGAAGCAAAGCGAAAAGCACAATATCCCCCAGGGTGTATAAGGTGATGAAAGCGAAAAAGGGTGGATTCGCGCCACGATAGAGAGCTGCTCAAGCAGGCATACCGCTTCCTTGCCCTGCTACAGCGCGAGAATGCCCAGCTACATGCCGTTCTCAGGCAGCTAGGGCAATTGGTCGATGATATGAACAATAACTGCTCCTACGAGGTTTTCGAGCATGAGTGGGCTGAGATCACCCTAGCGATGGCCAAGTTGTCAGAATTCTTTTCCAGCCATCAGAAAGATCTGGCAGAGCTAAAGGATTCAGATATATTCAATGACGAGGTTGATGAAGTATGAGTACACAAGACTTACCCTGCAATAGTCCGAGGCGCACTCCTGGTGCGAACAAGAAGTTTGTAGTAAGGGCTTGCCAGAATGGGCAGTCCAAGACCATTAGGTATGGTGACCCCAAGATGACCATTAAGAAGGGTAACCCTGACCGCAGGCGTAGCTTCAGGGCTAGGCACAAGTGTGACTCAGATAAGCCCAGCAAGCTAACCCCACGTTTCTGGTCATGCAAGAATTGGTAATTAGGTGAAAACTAAAAAGGCTTTAAAATCGACGTATTGCCACCCAGGAGCCTCGCCACGCGATCTTTGTAATGAGGACGGCAAAAGCATCATAAACCACAAGAAACATCAAGAATCGCCTTTAAACGCCAAATCCAAGCTAATCGACCTTGAATTAGGCAATAGAGCCTGCTGCGTTTCAATAGGCAAGTAATCTGATTTCTTGTCCCTTATGGGACAAATTTGGATTTTGTAAATCCTAGATTTCCAATTTCGGATTTTTCTTCCTTATGGGACAATTTCTGATTTTTCCCTCCTTATGGGGAAGATTCTGTAGGATTCTGTCCAGCACCATTCTGGTCTGCCTGCTTGGCCAATCGATACCGCTCCCATCTAGCAGATACCGCGCGCTGCGCTTGTTCCCTGGTGCGAGCTTTGCTTATTCCCTTTACGCTTCCGCCCTTCTTCCCCATTGCTGAGAAGTAGGCGCGGACTTGTTCGGTCAATTCACTCATGCTGCGATTCTCTTTTAAATTGTGATTAGGTCAATATAATAAAAATCCCTCCCAAGGTTTGGACTTGAAAGGGATGGTGAAACGTTTACCAAATGGGCTTGCAATGCTGCACCAAAAGCTTATACGCTCCACGGCTTGGCGCATGATTCGCGATGGCTTGTAGGTATCCAGAAACGAATCCATGCACGTTGAATGAATCCAAGTTTCCGCATCTTCTCTTTGTTTTATCAAAGCAAAAATGCGCGGCTTCCATTCCGATCATAAATGCTTTTTCATGGTTTTTAGATTCTTTCGTGTTTTTCATATTGTGTGCCTTTCATTTTGTTTTTGTTTAGGTTTAGCTATCGCTTCACCTCTCCCTTCCCCTAGTTAAAGGGAAAGGCGAGGGGAAACTACTTGTTTTCTAATATCGTTCCCACTACTGCGACAAGGATTGCCCCCAAGGCAATCCCTCCTACGAATACCCATGCATCATTCATGCCGTCACCTCCTCTCTCGCGCTTGAATTGCGCATGATGTAATTAATTGCCCCCATGGTTTGCGCGCTCCAATTATAGCAAACGCGGTCCTGCGCCAAGTTCATTCGAAATATCATCGAATCCTCTTGGCCCATCGTCGCGTTCTCTACCGCTATTCGTCGAGCCTTTGGGAACTTCCCTAGGGCTGCCTCTATCGCTTCTGCTCTTGTAGCGTGCTTCATTCTGTTACCTCTTCCGCGCGCAATATCTCCCAATCTCCACTTGGGGAATCTTCCACCCATTCACCGCCATCTATGTTTGCAGCCTTGTCCAATGCTTCATACTCATCCTTTGCGAATACTTCCAATTCATACTGTGTAACACTTTGCGCAATGACTATATATTTTTTCATTTTGTTTTCCTTTCCTTAGTCAACGTATGGGAAGGACAAGTTTTCATCCTTCCAAGGTTTAATCGTGATTATATAGTGGATACGATTGACAAAGTGATACCCTGCCACAATTGTGGGAACTCCTTTGTCATCGTCCACCAACGTCCAAACGTGCTTATTGTCTTGAGTACCCACAAAGGCGAGGTCCTCGCCGTAAGTCTCAAACGCCATGCTTCCCTCCTCTCGCATGATGGGAATATAATCGTCAATACTTCCAACCTGATTTTTATTTAGTGTTTTTTTCATTTTGTGCTTATCTCCTTTTCCTTTTTTATTATCGCGGTCCACTCCATTCCATTTCGAATCGTCCACAAGGACGCTCGACGGAACGTAGTGAAACGCGCGAAAAATTGCCCTTGCGAGTTGTAAACGGCGTAAGTTGTCACCTAGTTTGCCCTCGCAATCGCTAACGCTTTCTTTTGCTGCGAACCATGGGGCATAAACCCCACGATGACTGATCGGTCCGCGCGTTGACATAGTCCGCACGTTGCGCACGTTATATTATCGCGCGTTTGCGCGGGACAGATGACAACCTTTCGCCCTTGTGGGGTTGTTCGGTTTACAGGATTCTGATCAGGCAGAATGGTGCAAACAGGACCTATGCCAAGGGCTGCGAGTTTGTCCGCATGATTTAATCCATTCGCGCTTAGATTAATCGTGAACCCTTGCGCGTTTGCTTCCTTAATCGCTGCACGATTGCTTTGAATTGGTCCCTCCTGCCCATCCAATACAGGCTTATGCGTATAGGTGAACCCCTTGCGCCCTTGGTTTGCGTTGACCAAGTCCTTCAGCAATTCTAAGGCAATCTCCTGATTTTTTCCTGCCAAGTCTCCTGCTTGGTTATGTCTCCAAAGTTGACCCCTTGGGAGAGAGCGCAGTTCGCCAAGGAATACTTCCCAAGCGTTGCCCCTTTCTCCCCTTGAGACTTTGTCCCAATGCCATTTCATGGGGCCAATCACCATGCACCCATTGCCCTTTAAAGGGCAGGAGTCAGGGCAGGTGAATTGAGGGGAGGTTGAAACAGGTATGGGGCCTGTTTTCGCGTTGTCGCTACTTCTGGTTAGGTGGAAGGTTGGCTTGGGATCATTCAACCCTATAATTTTAGCGGGTCCCTTCATGCTACACCCCACACCTTTTGCTTAATCCATTGCAGGACTTTGTCCGCATAGTAGCAGGTTGTGGAGTTGTTAAGGAACTCCAGAATCTGCCGTTCATGGATTCTTCCGAACGCGCCATCGTTTAACAACTCATCGGTGAAGTAGTCGCGAATCTCAAGTTTCACGAACTCACCGCAGCTTTTTGCGCGAATCACTCCACCTGCGCAATACTCTCCAATCTTCCATGTTTTCGTTCTTTTTGTCATATATATATCTCCTTTATTTATTTGATCTTCCCCATCAGGAATCCAAAGCAGATTCCAGCGAAAAATATTATTGCGATTGTTTGGGGTAGGTTGTTCATTTTAATAAACCCCCCTTTTCACTTCTTCCATTTTCAATTCATAAAGTTTAGTCGCTGCGCGCAATGTTATCAGAGCATCAGCAACGTCTAAAGTTTCCATTATCTTAATAAGATTCTTATATGCATAAGGGGTATAGTCTCCATTCAACTTATCTTCCACGCGCTCAGCGTGGGTGCGAGTGACTTGAACCGCACTCGCGTCGGTGTGTGTAGTAATGTTGTTCATCCTGCTAACATACGCAATCGGTTTGAGTAGTCAAGGGATTTTTAAAATATATTTTTATGATAGAATGGGAGCATGGAAGCGATGCCAAGCGATGCGCCATTGGCGCAGGACAAAGGGAAGAACGGCAAGCCATCCCTATTTAATGATCAGGTTGCGCAGGAGGTTATTGATGCATGCCGTAGCGGGTTTACGATTGAGAAAGCGGCTGCCTTGGTAGGCTTATCGCCTAGCACAATAAAATCATGGTGCACTCGCAAGCCTGAGTTTGCGCGTAGGGTGGAGACTGCGAGAAAAAAGCATGAGTTGGCCCTCCTGCGCGACATCGAACTAGCAGGTCAAAAAAGTTGGCAGGCTAAGGCATGGATGGCGGAAAGGATATATTCCTATGCGGTCCCTAGCGCGCGCGTGCAGGTTAACGGCAGCGTTGAGCACGGACTAAGCGCAGGACTAGCGCAGATATTAGCAGGATCTCTATCGAAAAAAGAAAAGCCTGCGCAAGTAATTGAAGCGCAAGCAATTGAAGAGAGGATTAGTTTGCCTCATAGTAAACGCAATGCTTATTGTGCGACATTAGAAGACGCGCCAAAAGTTGACGCTGCCAAGCCTGAGGAGTCCGCCATACCTTCCGCGCCAAAGCGCAAGCGACATGTGCCGATGAGAAGACGGCCAGCGCGCAAGGTTGGGGTAGGGGATACGACCACGCCCCTCCCTACCCCCCCATCCCCATAAAAAAATTTCCATACCCCCCCAAGTATTTGCGACACAAAATAAAAAGAGGTCTATAGTGGGCAAAACAACCAAACCCCCCAAGCGCACACCAGAGGAGATTTTAGCGGAAATCCAGACACCAGCAGGATTCGCAAAACATGTGCTTGGACTTGAGTTATATGATTGGCAGAGAAAGGTTTTGCGCGACTTACAAGACAAAGATTGCCGAGTTGCGCTCAAGGCAGCCAACGGATCAGGCAAGACCAGCACAGTAATCGCCTCCATTTTAATTTGGCATGCGTTCTGTTTTAAGGGAAGCATCGCTACGACAACCGCTGGCGTTTGGAGGCAGGTCGAGAAACAATTGTGGCCTAGCCTGCGCAAGCACATTGCGCGAGTAGGCGGAAATTGGGAAGTCACATCAGGCGAAATCCGCTACATATTTCCAGACGGCAACATGAGCAGGATCGTTGGCTACAGCGCAACAGACCCAGGGCGAGCGGAAGGGTTCCATGCCGATGACCACGACACCATGCCGTTGCTGATTGTGGTGGACGAAGCCAAGTCAATTCCTGACCCACTCTTCGAGGCTCTGTGGCGTTGCCAACCAACTCGCGTATTGCTCGCCTCCAGCCCTGGTGCGAGTACAGGCGCGTTCTATCGCGCATTCACCAAGGAATCTGCGATGTGGAAGAAGCACACAGTAACAGCGTTTGACTGCCCCCACATCACCAAGGCGCAAATCGACGAGGTGATGCAGAGGTACGGCGAGAAACATCCCCTCACTCGCTCAATGGTCTATGGCGAGTTTGTGGATATCGGATCGGAAAGCTTAGTCATTAACTACAACTCCCTCCAGGGTTGCCAGAACAGCCCACCTGACTTTAAGCCTGGGAGCAGGACCGCTGGGGTAGACTTTGCAGCAGGTGGCGATTGCAACGTCCTATGCATTCGAGATGGGAACAAGATCCTTCCCATGATTGCATGGCGCGATAAGGACACAATGGCAGCGGTTGGCAAGTTCATCATCGAGTTTAAGAAGGCTGGGTTAAAGCCAGAAGACATCTATGCGGACGCGAGTGGATTGGGTATGCCGATGTGCGATGCCTTGGCCGAGGCTGGGTGGAGGGTGAACAGGGTAAACTTTGGTGGCACGCCCAACGATGCTGATGCCTACACCAACAAGTCGGCTGAGATGTGGTTTAACATGTCAAAGAAGATTGGGGATCGCGAGATCATCCTTCCAGAGGATGACGATGACCTAATGGCGCAATTGACCTGTCGCAGGACTGTGACCAACAGCAGGGGTAAGCTTGGGGTGGAATCTAAGGATTCCTTGCGCAGCAGGGGTATAGCCAGCCCTGATCGAGCGGATGCGTTGGCATTGTGCCTGGATGGTGGTAATATCCGCTGGGACTTGACTTTCCCCACGGAAAGGCCAACTTGGAAGACGTTAAACCAAATGATGGAGTCGCACGACCCTGTCATGGCTGGCTTTGACGCAGGAGGATAAACACTATGAATATTTGGAATTGGATTACTTCAAACTGGCAAGAGATCGTTGCTGCCCTAGGCGGTATCGTTCTTGCTGCTCGCATTATTGTTAAACTGACACCGACCCCAGCGGATGATACGTTCTTGGAAAAGATCGTAAACTTCCTCAAGACAGTCGGACTGAATATTAAATAATCTTTTGTGCTGCGTGCAATCCTTGAGATCATCGCAGCCGTCTTTCGCATTATTCCAGGTTGGAAGCAGAAGCGCACTCAGAACCTTGAGAAAGAGTGGCGCAACAATCGCAAAGCTATTGATAGTGATCTGCGCGGTGAATCTTGGTGGGTGCGCAACAACGACACCAGTAACCCACACGACAGGGATAGTTGAAGAGCTGATGAAAGATCCGACCTACATTGAGATTCGTCGCGGTACTCCTGGTGCGCGCGAATGGGCAAGGAAAGCCTTGAATGCGGTCAACGATCTTTCTTATGAACTAAAGACTGAGAGAAATAAATAATATGGCAACTAATCAAGAGAAGAACAATCGTCGCGGAGATTACTACCAGAGGATTATTGATTGCCTGAACCAACGCGAAACCTGGGAGAACCGCCAGCGGTTGTTCTATCAAGCTCGCTACTTTGGTGTTCGCCGTAAGGTCAAGCCTTGGCCAACAGCAGCCGACCTGCACGTTCAGTTGATCGACACGGCGATTGAGCGTCTCAAGCCCTCCTTCGTCAACAGCGCGATTGGCAACGACATTCTCTCCAGCTTCGTTCCGATGCGTCAGCAGTTGACTCCGATTACTGTTACCGCCGAGCGTTGGTTTGATTACAAAATGCGCGAGCAGTCTAACTTCCAGAAAGAGATTGTGTCCGTCATCGACAACTTGCTTCTCTATGGTCGCGGTGTTGCCAAGGTTGTTTGGGACGATCAAAACAAGCGGATCGGCTTCGAGGCCATCGATCCTTTTCATTTGATTGTTCCTCAGTACACCAAGGAACTTAAAGACGCAGACTTCATCGTCCACATCATTTCCACTTCCGTTGATAGCTACAAGACCAACCCTCTCTACAAGCAGGACGAAAACTTTATCAAAACAATTGCTGGCAAGCCAAACAACGCTGTTGGACTTCGCAGCGAGATCCAAGACGAGATCTATCGTCGCGAAGGCATCACGCAGGAAGCTGAAGAAGATCGGATCATCTTGTGGGAAATGTACACTCCGTCGAAGGACGGATGGTTGGTTGAGACATTCTCCCCTCTTGTAGTCAACGAGAACGTGCGAAAACCCTTTACCCTCCCATACGAACACGGCGAACCTCCGTTTGTTGATTTCCCATATGAAATCACAGGTGGCGGTTGGTATAGTCCTCGCGGGGTAGCTGAAATCCTCCTCCCTGGCGAAAACCTCCTAAACAAGCTCAAGAACTCGCTCTCTGACTATGTAGAGCTGGCCAACCGCCCTGTTTTCGAAGCGCAGAATCCAGTATCGCTGAACACAGCGAACTTGAGGATGCAGCCTGGTCAGATCCTTCCGCAAGGATTGAAGCCTGTCCAGTTCAGCCAACCTCCGTTTGATTTTCAGAAGTTGATGCTCGACGAGCGTCAGCTTGCAGAGAATCGTATGGGTAATGCCGACTTTGGTGCTGGCTCGCAGTTTAATTCTGCTGACAGAAAAACCGCTGCCGAGATTCAAGCAATGCAGGGCCAGGCTGCTGCGTCTGGTGATTTGCGTAATCGCATCTTCCGAATGAGCTTGGCTCACCTCTTCCGTCAGTCTTGGGCGTTGTACGTCCAGTACGCGAAGGAAGATTTGATGTTCCGTTATGCCGACGATACTGGCGAGATGGTTCCTGAAGGAATCCATGAGCAGTACTCAATTGAGCCGAAGGGCGGACTTGACTTTATCAACCGCCAATTTGCATTGCAGAAATCAGTTGCTCGCATGCAGATGTTCCAAGGAAATCCCTACATCAACCAAGGAGAACTGGTAAAGTCAGTTCTTGAACAAGATGACCCTAGTCTCGTTAGAAAACTATTTACTGACCCGCAAGCAGGAGCAGGCGATCAAGCTGAAGATCAAGCGACAGAAATTGCGACCATGCTGGCCACAGGATTCCCTGTCGCGATTAAACCTAGCGATGATCACAAAGCGCACATATCGGTTCTCTTCGCGTTCAACCAAGCAGCGCAAATGCGTCAGCAGCCAGTAGACCAGAGTGCGGTTCAGGTTCTTATGGACCACTTGCAACAGCACTTGGCTGCGCTGGAACAGACCGATCCGAATACCTCCAGGGCAATTCAGAAACAACTTCGCGATGCAGCCAAGCCACAAGTACAACAGCAAGGCCAAGCACCGCAACAAATCCAACCACAGGTAATGTAATATGGCAACCAAAACCACAACTTCAGCAGGAACAACCATGAGTCCGATGGACATGGTGCAAAATCCTAATTTTTCATCCTTAATGCGAAATCAGGATTATTTCAATACACTTGCGCAATTGGTAGCAGATCGTCAAGCGCGAGGTGAAATGCCTAATCTAATGCCAATTGGTGGAACAGGAATTACTGAAGAGCAAAAGAAAAGGCTTTCTCCAGAAGAAAGAAGGAATCTTGACGAGGCAATAGCAATGCGCCAAAGCGGATCTAGTGGGCCAAATTACCAAGCTCCAAACCGACCCATTGCAACAACTGGAAGTAGAATGCCACAAGCAGGTTCAAACATTACTCAAATGGAGCCGATCCCCTCACAGGACGAAATTAATAAAAGAATGGAATTTATTAGGACACTTAATGAAAATCCAAGAATCCAAGAGTTCAGGAGAATTCCACCACCACAAATTGCCAATCAGCAGGGTGTATTTCAAATGCCAGCGCAACAACCGCTTTCAGCAAATGTACCAGTTGTGAATCAATCGGCACAACTAAGACCACAGATGCAGAACTATAACCAAATGCTTCAGCAGGGAATGCGCAGGAATCAAGACATGAACCAAGCAGTTCAGAACATCGCAGCTCCTGCTGGTCCAGCCAGAAGTTTCTCTCAGGTTGCAGGTAGAACTCGTCGCATGAACCGCATGTCTAGACAGCCTCGCAACAACTCCCTCGCCCCTAGCAATCAGAAGTTAATTTAAGCCTTGACTTTATAGCTACATCCGCTTGTATTGGCGGATGGCAGTACCAGTAATGCGCGATGCATTCCAAGCCGAAGGCTTGGCAAAACTTTGTAAGTGGGCAAATCAGAATGGCGCGATTGGCAAGTGTGTTGAGATTGGATCATATAGTGGCGAGGGTACTGTGGTACTAGCTGATTATTTTAAAGAAGTACTGGCAGTAGATCCCTGGGAGAATGGGTACGATCCGAACGATGTGGCAAGCCACCAATGCCCAATGGAAGATGTTTTTAATGCCTTTACCGAAAGAACCAAGCCTAAGGGCAACGTAACCTTCTCTCGCGGTAAGAGCCTGGATGCGCTTGAGTTTGTTGCCGACGGATCGCTTGACATGGTTTATGTTGACGGAGATCATAGGTACGAGGGTGCAGTTGCCGACATCAAAGGATGGTTGCCCAAGCTAAGAAAGGGTGGATGCATGACAGGCCACGACTTCAGCTTCCCAGCAGTAAGACAGGCACTCTCAGAGACTTTCACAGGCGATTACTTGGCCTTATTCCAGGGCGATAGCTGGGGGTACATAGTATGAGAAGACTACGCGCAATTATGGCCTTTATCCGCCACCAGGAGTGGGTAGACGAGCCTAAGTGGGAAGCGGAGGATGAAAGAGCGTTAACTGGATTCCTTGGCAGCCTAACTGGCAAGAAGCTTGGACTGATTCTTCTTAACCTTACATTGCGCCAAAATGCCTCCGCAGTAGAGAAAAATGCGGATTCACTTGCAGAGGCTTGTGGATATGCTAAAGGATTTCGAGGTTGTGTTGCGACAATTGAGTCGTTATGCAGCCCCAAACAAAACTCGCCCATCCTCGACAGTAGGGATGGGGCCGATGAACCTGCTGTCAATTAACCTGCTATTCAGAATGACTCCCTGAGTGGCGGCGTAAGAAAGGGTCAACATGGCGGATTCCAAAGAACCAACTGAACTTGATATGCTGAAGATAGCAGCAGCATTTGACGCTGGGTTAGATGAAGTACCAGAAGATAATGTTGAGGCTACTAAAGAAGTTAAGCAGGAGGTTGAAAGTAGTGATAACTCGGAGAAACCTACGACTCCAGAAAACGCCGAACCAAAATCCACATCGAACGATGCGGTGGTAGATGAAGTCCCTAAGACTGAAACTACATCAACAAGCTCTTTAAAAACGCAATCTGATGAACCCAAGTCAGAGTCAGCTTCCGAAAAGAAGCAAAGCAAGTACCAAAAGGCACAGTCTCGACTCGCCAAAGAGTGGGACGATGTCAAAGCGGAACGTGCAAGACTCCAGGCTGAGAGAGAAGCCATTGAAGCAGCCAAGACTGCAAGGGCTGGTCAAGAAGCTCCTCCAGCAAAGACAGAGGCAAGTTCTAGCAAGTTTAGCGCGGATGACTATCGCGAAGCCGCAAAAAGCTATCGTGACGAAGGCCGTGATGATCTTGCAAAACTCGCTGAAAGCAAAGCCAACGAGATTGAAACTGCTGGCAAGAGAGAGAACGAGCAGAAGGCACAGGCAGAATGGAAAAACTCCTGGGACCAAAACCTTTTGCGAGAAGTCGAAGCGAATCCAGAATTAAAGGATTCTTCGACCAATCTCTACAAAGCAGTATCGACCTTGTTACAGCAACACGCGATTCTTAGGAACTATCCTAACGGAATCAATGATGCTGTAGGATTGGCAAAGATGAGGCTCAAGGCGGACGCTGCCTCTGACTTGGAAAAGAAGATTGCAAAGTATGAGTCTGAATTGACTCAACTAAGAAAGGCAACGACACCTGCAAGCGGTCAACCTTCTGGCCCTGCTCGCGTTAAAGCTTTTCACGAACTCTCCTCGGAGGAGCAAGGGCGTGAATTGATGAAAATGGCAGCAGAGGCGGATAGATCGTAAAATAGGTTAGTTGTTTAAAAGGAAAATAATAAAATGGCTAATGTAACTACTGGATCTGTCTCTGCGCAGTTCCAAACGTATTTTTCCAAGATGCTCTTGGAACGTGCGTTACCCTTGCTCCAAATGGAGCAGTTTGCAATGAAGGTGGCGTATCCTTCGAAAACTGGCGGAAATCGTACCATCCGCTTCTTCAAATTTGATAATCCTTCGATCAGCAGCATTGTTGGTCTGTCGGAAGGCACGACTGTTAGCGATGGCTCGGATCAACGTCAGTTGACCCTGTCCACAGTTGAAGCGACCCTC